CACTTGTGTTTTTTACAGAAGTGTATGTGCTATCCCAATAAGAACTTAATCCTCTAAGCCCATCGTCTCTAACATTTATCAATCTAGAACCATCGCCATAATAGAAACCAGATGCACTAACATTTCCAGAAACAGTTACTTTTTCTGAGGGGTTATATGTACCTATGCAAACATTACCATCTGAATCAATGAGAAATGGACTAATATCTGGACCTTGATCTTCAACGAGAAAAGCATTACCAACTCCAGTTTGCCTTACCCTTAAGGCGGTATTTAAAGAATTCGAATTAACATATAGATCTCCGTTTATTCTTCCACCAGTTAGTGCTAAAAACACACTACTAGGGTCTCCACCAGTACCAAAGGTCCAAATTGCAGAATTATCTCTAACAATAGTATAAGTATCATCCCAATAAGAACTTAAATTTCTAACGCTATCATCTCTAACGTTTATTAAACCTGAACCACTACCATAATAAATTCCAGATGCACTAACATTTCCAGAAACAGTTAATTTTTCTGCTGGAATAAATGTTCCTATACACACACTACCATCATAGTCAATAACAAAAGGCGTTGTGTCTGGGCTACCCGAATCTTCGACAACCAAAGCGTTTCCAAAACCTCTTTGAGTAATTCTTAGAGCAGTATCTAATGAATCGACATCTATAATTAAATTCCCGTTCATGTTTCCACCGCTTATTGGTACAAATCTCCCATCATTAAGCATCGAAGCGGTAAGTCCAGTTAAACCAGATCCATTTCCATAAAAAATCCCAGATGCGCTGACATTTCCATTTATTGTAAGATTATTAGACCGTAAATTGTTAAATTCACCATTATTTGAGTATATTGCGTTTTTAGCACTTAGGATGTTGTTTATTGTGAGATCCCCAGTGACTCTAAATCCAGAGACTTCGTAGTTTTTAATATCCAACACATCTATGCTTGCTGAAAGCACGTTTATAGTGTTGGCTGACAAATTTTTGTTTATAAAAATATTATTCGCGGATATCGTTCCATCTATTTGATTAAATGTAATATTATTTCCAAATTTAGAATAACCAGATTCGTTATTGGTAATGTATATAACATGTCCAACTTGATCATGCGCTATTTCATGTCCATCAGTCGTTAATAACCCAGTTTGTGGCGAACAGCTTAAGAAGTTTGTACCCGACCCGATGTAATTGAACGAGTGTGAAGATGCTTGAATAACACTTCTTATGTAGAACAAAACAGATGAACCGCTAAAAATTGCATCAACATTTGGTTGAACGTATGTTTTTCCAATTACACTCGTATCTTGATTTAATAAATATGGTTCTTCGAATTCTATATCGCATTCATATCCTTTTGCGGGAAAAACTGCTGGACGTAATTGTGAAATTGATTTAACTGCAAAATAATTTCCAGAATTTGTGGCGCTTAGATAATTTATTCCACCAGAACTCAAAAAGTAATTCGAATCGACAATTTCAAAAACCTGACCAACATATGGTGTAAAAGCTTTTGGAAAATCTTGAACAGCTGATAAATCAGGCGATCCGAGATTTGTCACAGTTATGGAATTTGTAGGAGTCCCGCTGAAAATATCATATTTCAATGTTCCTCTCATAGTTGCTCTTGCAGATTTTCCAAGAGCAACAAGACCGCTCAATCCAAAAGAACAATTTGTACCATTTGTTATACATTTGCCACCATTTTCTACCAATATAGCCTCAGTACAGCAAGTTATATTATTGTCAATTAAGTGAACCTCTCCATTATTTGTA